CAATTAATGAGGAGCAGATATACTCAGAGGCACATTATGATGCTGTATGTCAAACATATGGTAATCCAAAACAATTATTAGATAAATACGATACGATATTTATTGACAGTATAACTGTCGCAGGTCGGTTGTGTTTTCAATGGTGTCAAAATCAACCAGATTGTAAGACTTCAAATGGTCGATTAGATACTAGAGCTGCCTACGGTATGCAAGGCAGAGAGATGATGGGATGGCTAACTCATCTACAACATATACGTGAAAAGAATGTTGTGTTTGTTGGTATCCTTGATAGTAGGACAGATGACTTTGGTCGTGCTGTCCATGATCTTCAAATAGAAGGTTCTAAAACAGGACGTGAACTACCCGGTATTGTTGATGAAGTTATTACTATGGCAGTGATGCCTGGTGATGAAAATCATCCACCGTACAGGGCTTTTGTTTGTCATACGTTAAACGAATGGAATTACCCTGCAAAAGATAGATCGGGCAGATTAGATTTAATCGAAGAGCCTCATCTTGGTAAACTATTGCAGAAGATGTCTGGCAACAAACCAATAAGTGAACGTCCATTAAATTTTGATTTAGCAAAGAAAGAAAGTGAGGTGAAACCAAATGCTTAATTTTAACGAAGTACAACCAGATTCAAATTCAGGAGAGTTTGAACTTATTCCAAATAATACAATAGCTCGTGTCGTGTTAACTCTACAGGGTGGCGACACACAAATACCAGAGTTTGGACAAGGCAACTTTTTTAAGTCTAGTTCAACAGGTAAAAGAGCGAAGTGGCTACCACTAGAATTTACTATCGTAGGTGGTGGTCATAACGGACGAAAAGTTTGGCACAGACTTTTTGTTGATGGAGACAAGATGAGTGAACGTAATGTTCCGATTGCTAAAGAGATTGGCTTGAGGACAATGAGGGCAATCATCGAAAGTGCAAGGGGTATTGATCCTAGTGATAGTTCGCCACAAGCCCAACAGGGTAGACAACTTAATAGCATTGAGCAATTAAATGGTATGGAACTATGTATTAAGATTGGTATTGAGGAAGGTACTAATGGATATGCAGATCGCAATCGAATGGTCGCTCCTCTTACTCCTAATCAAACAGGTTATATTGCAGGAAGTGCTAATCCTAATGCGGCACCGTCCAACACTGCAACACAACCTACCGTCAATCAATCTGACAACAATGTTCCAAGTTGGGCGAAATAACTTTAACTAAAAGAAAGTGAGGTGTTATATGCCAAATAAAATAGCAACTAAATCAACAGGGTTAACTGTTGAACAATTAAAACAATCTGAAATTACATTGAAGATTGTAGGCACGGGGCCGCTGATTTACAATTCAATGTCACTTAAAGCCATGAGCACATTGTTTATGGGAGCTGCTAAAAAAACGGCAGCTCAAAAGAAAGACATTAAACATAATCCTGAAGAAGAATTTTGGGATAGTTGTTACGTCAACGGTCAAGATGGTGCTTATCTTAGTTTCCCATCTACAGGTATCAAGAGAGGTATGGCAACTTCTGCTCTTGAAACTGAGGGTGTAACTAAAGCAGGTATTAATCGTGGTATCTACGTTGTGGGTGAGCATATTAATATTTGGGGTAAACCATATATGAATATGTCTGTTGTTCGTTCTTCTGATATAAACAGAACCCCAGATATTCGTACTCGTGCGAAGTTACCTAGATGGTGTTCTGAAGTCACTATTCGATATATTAATCCTACATTTAGTCAATTGAATATTACTTCTCTATTGACTAATGCAGGAACTTTATGTGGACTTGGTGATTGGAGAATAGAAAAAGGCGGCCCTATGGGTGGTTATAAAATTCTCTCATCTTCAGATCAAAAACTTTGGGATGAGTTAACCAAAGAAGAGGGTGCTACTTGTCAAAAACTAGCTTTGGAAAATCCAGAGATTGAGTCACATGACAATATTAGTCATCAATTATACGAAGCAATGAAAGAAGAGAGAATTAAAAGAGCCGCTCTTCTAAAGGAAGTTGCATAGTATGAAAAAAAGATTTGGTAAAAAGGATCGTGAAAAAATAATTAACGATTACCTTAATCAAACAGGCAGGAACAGTTATGTTCCTGCTGAGTTTGTCGATTGGATTCAAAACAAACCAGATCATCCTGTTTATAAATTGTTCGGTTTTGGAGATGATGAAAAGATGGCTTTAAAATATCGTATCCAAATGGCTAGACAATTTGCTACAGGTTGTAAAATTACAGTTCAATATAGGGATTTACCGACAGAGACAGTAGATGTAACTGATTCTATTACGGTAGAGGATGCAAAGGTTGTTCGGTTTCCAACATTTATTTCACCTATTGACAATCGAGCTCAAGGTGGTGGTTATCAAAAGTTTGATTTGGACAATCCTGATACTGTTAAAGAATTATGTCGTCAAGCATCAAGAGAATTAAATGCTTGGATAAAAAGACATGAAGGTATTTGTACTCTAAAAAATATTGACATTGATACATTGTCAGAGGTTGCTGACTCATTAGAATCAGAAAGTGTTTCTAGCGAAGCTAGTTAAACTTTTGTCCTGTGTCGAGGTGGGGTCAGGTCAGTTAGGCATATGTAGCGTTGGGTTATGTTAAGGCAGTTGCGTTAATGTTAGGTCGGACCAGCTACGGTTGGCTGTGGTGAGTTTTGGTGGTTTGAGTTGGGGTATGTTCTGTTAAGACAGTTACAGTTGGGGTTGGGTTTGCTTGGTTCAGTTGGGGTCAGTTAAGGCAGTTGTGGATATGGCGAGGAGAGTTGCGTTCAGTTCAGTTGCGTTTCGGCAGTTGTGGTCTTGTTAGTTCGAGTTGGGTGCGTTACGATGTGTTGTGTTACGGCAGTTGGGGTGAGTTGCGATATGTTACTTTGGGGTGCGATAAGCTCAGATAAGTTCGGTTATGTTACGGCAGTTTAGCTGCGGTCAAGTAAGCTCCGTTTTTGTATGTTGAGATGAGGTGCTTTGTGCTGAGTTGCGTCACGTTATGGCAGTTGAGTTCTGTTATCTTGGGGAGAGGTGCGATTAGTCATGTTTAGGCTGTTCTGGTAAAAAACGGCTTTATATAAGAGCCGTCAGCGGGGTCTATTGACATATCCGTGTATGTTTATACCCTGTAAATATAAGGTTTTTTGAGTTTCTAGCGTCAACACCTCGATGTGCGTTAGGACTACGTTTGGGAAGTACGTAGGACGCAAAACTTCCCACATTATAGAAAGTGAGGTGCAAATGTTATTAAGACCATATCAAGAAGTTGCAGTTAATTCTGCATCGGAAGCTTTAGACAAGCATGGCAACACTGTTGTAGTTGCACCTACAGGAGCTGGTAAAACAATTATGTTATCATCCCTCATTGGTAAGCGTCATGGTTCACGAAAAAATGTTCTGGTTCTTCAACACAGAGATGAGCTAGTCAACCAGAACATAAGCAAGTTTAAACGAATCAATCCGAACATATCTACTAGCGTTGTTAATGCTGAACAGAAAGATTGGAACGGAGATGCTGTATTCTCAATGGTGCAGACATTATCCAGACCGAACAACTTAGATAATATGAAAGCTATGGATATGGTGGTCGTTGATGAAAGCCACCATGTCGTAGCTGATACTTATACTCGGATTATAAATCATGCAAAAGAAATTAATGACAAAGTTGAGATCGTTGGGTTCACTGCTACGCCTAATCGTGGGGATAAAAAAGGTTTACGTGAAGTATTCTCCAATTGTTCTCATCAAATCGAGATATCAACACTCATTCGTGAAGGTTTCCTTGTCGCCCCAAAAACCTACGTCATCGATGTGGGTGTACGCTCTGAACTTCAAAATGTTCGGAAAACAGTGGTCGATTTTGATATGGATCAAGTAGCTCGTATTATGAACAAACGAGCTATCAACAAACGAGTTGTTGATGAATGGAAGAGTAAGGCAAGTGACAGAAAGACTGTAGTGTTCTGTTCAACAGTTGCACACGCAGAGGACTTATGTGAAGAGTTTGTAGAACAGGGTGTCAAAGCTGAGACTGTTACAGGAGAGACTGATAAAAATGTTCGGGCTAATATCCTGAATGATTTAGCCAACGGTGATTTACAGGTTGTAGTAAACGTGGCTGTATTAACAGAAGGTTTTGATGCACCACCTGTATCCTGTATTATATTAACTCGCCCATGTTCTTACAAAGCTACAATGGTGCAGATGATTGGTCGGGGCTTACGAACCATAGATCAAGATGAATACCCGAACATAATTAAAACAGATTGTATTGTTCTGGATTTCGGAACTTCTGTTCTTACGCATGGGTCATTGGAAGATGATGTCAATCTCGAGGGATCGGAGTCAAATATTCAAGGTCAAGCACCAGAGAAAATTTGTCCAGAATGTGACTCAGTTGTTCCTTTGAGTGTCAGAGAGTGTCCTATGTGTGGATACGAGTTTGGTAAAGGTCAAGATACAGACTTGGAAGAGTTTAATATGACAGAGATTGATCTGATTGATCGATCTCCTTTTAGATGGATGGACTTGTTTGGTACGGGTAAATGCCTATCAGCGACAGGATTTAATGGTTTTGCACTCGTTGCTGATCTTGGCGATCTATCCTGTGGCATTGTAAAGCGTTCTGGTGGCAAGTTAAGAATGGTCAGTATAGGAACAAAGCAACAGGCTATAGCCTCTGCTGACGACTTTCTGAGAGAGATTGAGGATAATAATAGTGCTCAAAAGGGCAGAAGATGGTTAAACGAAAGAATTAGTGATAAGCAAAAAGATATGTTAGCGAGGTCAGGTGTTGTTGTATCTGGGTTTGATTTTTCATGGACAAAGTATAGAGCTGCTTGTTATTTAAATTATTTGTGGAACAAAAGCAGAATAGATTCTATGATAAACAACGTAATAAAAAAGGATGTAGCATAATGACTCAAGTAGAAATTAAAATGGTTTTAAATACAAAAGAAGGACAGATGAATTTAAATTTTTTTACTTCTGTCGAAGGTTTTTTTTCATCTGAAGATGATGTTATGGAAAAAATTAGTTCTATCATGGAAAAAAAAGTTATTGAAAATGGTGTTGAAGTAGAAAATGGATACGGAACTGCCTTTTATGAGAGTGAGGAATTATTTACAATGTCATTTATGAAAACTAATGAAGGGGAAATTGAGAAATGGAGCGAAATGAAAGAAATGTCGAACCAGACAGTACACTAAAAAAAATAGGAAAATTGTTCGGTCAGATAGGTTGGAATAAAAAATTCACAGAACTTGATGAGCAAGATGTGCTATATTTGGTTATGTCTATACAACAAATGGAGAAATTAGAAGATGCAAACGAACTTGTCGAAACTTATCTGGCAGCAATCTGGCTCAAATTCAACATCGAAGATAAAAATGCCGAATTCCCATTCGGACGAAATGTGTCAAAAGATTCAGGAAACAGTTGATGAATCTATCAAAGAGGCGAACAAAAGTCAGAAAAGACGAACATATCTTGGTGCGTCTTCTCTGGGAGAATCGTGTTCTCGTAGGATACAATATAGATTTATGGGTCAGGAACCTGATAAGGAAAGTGAGTTCAGTGCTAAGCTTTTACGTATATTCCAATTTGGACATACGATTGAGGACATGGCACATGGTTGGTTGGTTAAGGCAGGTTTTGATTTGAGAAGCACAGATAAAAATGGCGAACAATTTGGTTTCTCAATAGCAGATGATCAGGTGAAGGGTCACATAGATGGTGTCATATGTGCAGGACCCGATGGGTTAAAGTATCCTATGTTGTGGGAATGTAAGTCTGCCAATGACAAGAGCTTCAATGAATTTGTTCGCAAAGGTGTTAAAGAAGTCAATCTAACGTATGCTTCACAGATTGCATTGTATCAGGCATACATGAATTTGACAGAGAACCCAGCTTTGTTTACGGTAGTTAATAAAAATAATTGTGAAATATATTATGAGCTTGTTCCTTTTGATAAAGTCTTAGCTCAAAAGACAAGTGATAAAGCTGTTGAAATTTTAACAGCAGTTAAACATAATGAAATACTACCAAGAGTTGCTGCTAACTCTGACTATTTTTTGTGTAAAAGATGCGAGTTTAGAAGCAGTTGTTGGAAAAAACCCGAACAAGTTTGACTTGTCCGGGATAAATAGAGTGTATAGGAGTCAATATAATGCGTGTTCTACCATTTGACAATACTAAATCTAGTATGTCAGCGAGTGAGTTAGTCGAAGAGATTAGCAAAAAGGTACCGAGACAGGTACAAATAGATATATTAAGAGAGACATTTCCACAGGGTAAAGTTACTGGTGATCTGTTTACAATCGGGTCTACTTCAGGTGAGTCTGGTAAATCCTTGAAGATAGATATTAATCCTAGAAGCCCATACTTTATGAAGGGTCAGGATTTTAACGGTGGCGTTGGCATCGGTGGCATCGTTAAGATCTTAATGGAAGGCAGAGGTCTTAGATTACCTGAAATCAAGGAGATGTTTTCTGAATACGTAGGTGAAACCCGAAAATTTGTTCGGGAACAGCCTGCCGAGAATCCAGTAAAAATGCAGATCAATTTGCAGACACCATACGATTCGGAGTATTTGTACAAAAATTCTGATGGTCAGGTGATTTGTTCGGTTCGGAAGTATCTTGTTCGGGATGGATCAGGTGCTCCGATACTGGATACACACGGTAAACCAAAGAAAGAGTTCAGGCAATTCACTGGTGACAACCCATATCCACGTATGCCTGATGTCAGACCGTTGTATAATATCCCGAACATATTGGCTTCAGATACAGTCATCTGGGTAGAAGGTGAGAAATGTGCAGATGCACTCAACAATTTGGGTTACACAGCAACCTGTACAATGGGTGGTGCAGGTATGCTTACAAAGAAGTCAGCGTCACAGTATGACTTCTCTCCATTACAAGGCAAAGAGCTTATCTTATGGGCTGATAATGACAACGCTGGTAAGAAGTTAGCTGAGCTAGTTCAGGAGTTAGCCCTGAACGCTAATGTTAAATCAGTCAAGATGCTTACACTACCACGAGGTAAACCCGAAAGATGGGATGTGGCAGATGCAATAAGTGAAGGCTTTGATATAAATGAATTCCTAAATACTACAAGTAACTTCACACGCCAGAACATAAATCTTCTGGACGACAGCTTATTGGTATCGAGATTCGTTGGTCCTGCACCCGAACAAAAGTTTCTGGTAGACGGCACGTTTCCTTTGGGGGTACCAATCATATTATCAGCTGCGGGTGATGCAGGCAAAGGTATGCTTACACTGGATTTAGCTATGAAAGTTACTGGTGCTTTCCCGATGCGTAATTCGTTCGGGGGTAATGTAACCGAGTTTGGTAACGTGGTTATCTTCACAGCAGAGGACGATGAAGCAGAGATGCACAGACGTATAGAGCGTTTAGACCCGAACAATGAAAGATTTGAGTATGAGAATGAGCTTCGGGTTGTATCGTTACCCAATGTCGGTGGTGTGTTTCCTGTACTGCAAAGCGTACATGGTGAGCTAACAACTTCAGCAGAGTTCGAGCGTATATACGAACAAATATTACAGATTAATAACCTGAAGCTTATTATCTTCGATCCGTTGGCTTCGTTTGTTCACGCAGATGTGAACTCTGATCCATCAGCTGGTGCAGCCCTGACAGGACTGATGTCTAAGATTTGTTCGGAAACAGGAGCTTCCGTTATGATGTGTCACCATATGACAAAAGTGAAGGACGATACAGTTATATCAACACCAGAACAAGCTAGAAATCTTATTCGGGGTACGTCAGCGATTGTTGATGGTGTGCGTTGTGCGTTTGCATTGTGGCAGTTGGATGAGAATACAGCAAAACGCCAGTGTAAAGAACTTAACATAGAATACCAGAGAAACAGATGCTTCGATGGGGCAGTTGTAAAATCGAACGGACCAGCCAAACGCCAGATACGGAAATTTGTTCGGGATTTAAATACTGGACTGTTGGTAGATCGGACTGAAGATATTATACAGCTTAATTCTGGCAGTAATCGTGACTTACGTAAGAGCTCACTGTACGAGTGGATCAGCAGATGCGAAAGAGAAGGTCGTGCATTGTGTCAACAGGGAGGTGCAGATTCGTTGTCTAATCGTATGACTGATGCCGATGCACCAGATGCACTGGCGAATCTGTCTCAACGTGTACTGGACGGAATTGTTCGGGAATTAATTACTGAAGGTCGGATTGATAAGTTTAGTTTCAGCACGGCGGGTGGTCGTAAATGGCTTGGCACTGTCAACGGTTTGATGAGTCGGGGCGAATATGAGGCAACAACAGCAACGGATAATGTGTAATGGAATATATAAGATACTATGAAACTCATATTGATTGTGATTGGTGTGGCAAACAAACCAGAGGTCGGATCTACAAAAACCGAACAGATGTCAGTTGTGGATCCTGTCACAGGCAGCTGAAGGAGATAACAAAAAGAGAAATAGCAATAATAAAGAAAAGAAATAAAAATGAGTGACTTTAAAAACAAAAAAGTTCTGGAAATAAAAAAAGAGGAAACATACGATTGGTTAAAGAGATTGCATTATGCCAAGAGGATACCGTCAATATCTTATTCGTTCGGGTTATACTTACATAAAGAATTGATCGGTGTAATAACTTATGGTTCACCACCGAGCTCATCTCTTTGTATTGGTATATGTGGCGAACAATTTAAAGATAAAGTTATCGAGCTCAACAGATTATGTTTAATTGACAATGATAAAAACAATGCGTCTTATCTTGTTGGTAATAGTTTAAAGTTATTACCCAAGCCCCAGATAGTTGTGTCTTACGCAGATACAAGCATGAACCATACAGGATATATTTATCAAGCTACTAATTTTATATACACAGGATTGTCAGACAAAAGAACAGAGTGGCGAATAAAAAATTCTAATATGCACTCAAAGACAATATGTGAGAAGTATACTTTACAGGAAAGAATGAATGACAAAGATAAGTTTGAGGTAGTCGATAGACCAAGAAAACATAGGTATATATATTTCTTAGGAGACAAGAGACAAAAGAGAATATTTAATCAAAATTTAAATTATCCTATACATTCTTACCCAAAAACAGAAACGCTGAACTATAGGATAGACAACAAAATTTCAACACAAATGATATTAATTTAAAAAAAAATAAAAAAAACTCTTGTAATAGGAAAAAAGTTCCTTATATTACTATCATACACTAACAAACGAAAGCGAGGTGCTAAATGAAAAGATTTATTGAAGTTCCATCAGACAGAAAATTTGAGGTAGAACAGTTCACAGTAGAAATTGATGTTACGGGTGATATGTTTCATACAGAATTATTTGATCTTAATAGAAAAGATTTAGTTAATGTGAGTAATCTTGATGTTGGCAAAAAAGTTTATGCTACAAGTTACGATCATAAAATTTCAATTAAGAGGGTTGCCTAATGACTAGACCATTAGTTAAAAGAATTGATATGGCTTTGCACGTACAAGAGTTATGTGCAGAGCATGACATTACCGTTAAGTATCAATCATTGAATGATACAGACCCACGTTACTATGCGAACCCAAGACATAAGTTGATTTGCATTAGACCAACAAAGAACACAGGTTTTTATGTTTCAGCATTACATGAGATTGGTCATTTGATTGGACCTGCACAAGGCAGAGACAATGATCTTATGGAGAAAGAGATTGGTGCTTGGAAGTATGCCATGTCTGTTGCTATTGTATGGACAGATACTGCTACTAATGTAATGAAACGTGCATTGATGTCATACGGTATGCCACAAGGTCATTGGGATGAAGTCTTTAACGAGTGTCGTGCTTATGCTGAGAACTACAGAAGTTTAACAGTGGGTGTTGCAAATGTCAGTTAAAGCTAGAAGAGTTCCTAATGTTAGAAATGAAATTGTTGACGATTGGTATGGATCAATCGTTGACAAAGAATGGGATGAGTATGAAGTTGGTTCTTCTTTCTTAGTGGAAGAACCATACTCAAAAGCGAAACCACGTCCAAGAAAGTTTGGTACAGACTCAGAAATTTATTGGACATTTAATGTTGATGAGGTGCAGTAATGGGTTATCAATGTGTAGAATGTAGTAAATCAGTTAAACCCGATTGGATTGGTACAGAAAAAATCACTCATATTCCACGTGCTTTTTTATTCTCTTACCATGTGATTTGTGTTGATTGTTATACAGAAGAGTGTATGTCTCATCCCGATTTTGATGTTGATAAGTATACTCAAGAATTAGAAGATATTAGAGATAGGGGATTATAAATGAATTGGATAGATGGCAAAAAAGAAAATAAAATAGAGAAAACTCATAAAGAGTATCTCACAAAACAAAAGATTTCTAACTTGGAGTTTGCATTAGATTATTTATGCAGAGCCGTAAATCGAGATATATTTATTATTCCACCCGAAAAGGAAAAGGATCATATAAATTATCTCAAGAAAGAAATAGAAAAAACATTGAAGATGTTAAAGAGTTAGGGGGTGTTGTTCAGCTTTCGTGGTGGCGAGTAGGCACGTCATAACTATAGATCATAAAAGTAAAGTTTACCCCCGAGTAGTGATTTATTGAATTTTACTTTTGTGCAATTATTACGAACAACCTAAGAAGTATGTAATAAAATCTATAGGATGCCTACACAAAGTTTTTTAGATATTTGCTGACGAGCAAATAGCATTGTGGCTGAATAATCTATGGAACGTAGATAAGGCACGTCCTAAAGCTTAGCGGCTTGGTTTTAGCGAACAATAGGACGGTTGGACAGTGATCAGAATGGTAGTTCGATATACAGTTCTTGGAAGTATACCCAAATCTTCCCAATGCAACCCAAAAAAGGCTTGTTTTAAGAGCCGTCAGAGGGGTGGAAATATATGTCCGTGTATGTTTGTACCCCATATTTTTAACAATCGGAGTAGAAATAAATGACAAAGTTTAATGATGATTTCATAAAAGATGTCAAAAGTTATTGGGAAGATAACAAGGGCAAAATAAAATATGTAGAAAAGAGTGGTGTCCATATGGAGAGGACAACCAAAAAAAAGTTCGGGTTACAGGACTTGGCAGATCATTTTAAAATTACCGAATCACAGGCAAGACGAATTATTTATGTGAAGAAGCAATGATGTTGGAAACTGCAACTGCTTTAGTTTGCATGAGTTATGCAATATACTTTGAAGCTAGATCAGAACCTATAGTGGCTCAGCTGGCAGTGGCTCAAGTGGTGATGAACCGTGTTGATGATCACAGGTTTCCGAACACAGTTTGCGAAGTTGTAACTGATGGCTTACGATATTCTTGGGATAGTCGAAAAATTGTTCGGGATCAATGTGCCTTCAGCTTTTATTGCGATGGTAAACCAGAAGTGATTGATGATGTTCGGGCTTACGATTGGGCTGAAGCTATAGCTTGGACAGTTCTGGAACGTGAAATATATATTGACGTTACTGATGGTTCGACTCATTATCATGCTAACTATGTTAGCCCTTATTGGGCTGATGCTTTTACACAAACAGTGTGTATCAATACGCACTGCTTTTATAGATGGGAGCACTAGTATGGGTGAAGTAATATTATTCCCTATCGGGAAGAACAAGAAGCTACAAAAGGAGCTTTTGTTTGCACAAAAACTGCGTTGTCCAGAGTGTAATAAATTAAAAGAAGATGATTGGTTTATCACGTATAAAGATAAGACATATTTATGCGTTGATTGTAGTTATGAGATGGGTGAAAATGAGCACGAAACGTGAACAACAGGTTACGGGTTACGAGGTTACGGTGGTAAGTAGATTGGTCGGTAACTTGTTAAGTATTTGTTTTTATTGGATTAATCGGGAAGTGGTTACGGTGGTTACAGGCTACTATGGTAAGTTAATTATGGATGCTAAGTCATTGATTTTATTGCAACTTACCAACTTACCGAGACTTACCCCCTATAGGGGGTATAGGGGGGTGGTAAGTAACCCACCACCTCCCCCTATATTTTTTTTAGCGTCCAACACGATAAATTGTTCGGAGCTACAGTTGTGAACACCACTTACAAAATTAAAAGAGATAAGACACATTCAACGTCAAGAGGTTGGGAGAAGGAGCAGAAGAAACAATCGAAGGCAAGAGATAGAAGGTTTAACAAGCAATTAGCAAAGGAAAGACAATGAGCAAGGTAGGCGAGACACTAACGAAAGAACAGACAAAGGCAGGATGGAAAAGACTTACTGCAAAACAACAGAAGTTTCTGGATAATTTTATGTATCGGGATATGACACAGACAGCTTCAGCACGGGAAGCTGGATACAGCAACCCGACAGTTGATGCTGTTCGGCTTTTGCGTAACCCCGTAGTTCAGGAACGGTATCAGGAGATGCGTATGGAGGCTAACGCCAAGTTCGGGGTGACTGTTGAGAAATCTGTTCGGGATTTATTAAAGATGCGTAACGAGGCTTGGGATAATGGCAAGATCGGGGAGGCAATACGTGCAGAGGAGCTCAGATTAAAGGCGACAGGACTACTTGTTAACAAACAACACGTAATGCACGAAGATATGAACTCTCTCAGCAGAGAGCAAATCATTGAAAAACTGGAAGAATTTAAGAATATAGCCGTTGGAAGGATGCGTAACGTAACGCCAGATAAAGATGTTCGGGTTCAGATAGTCGAAAATAGCGAACAAGTGGGAGATTCTGGGAAATAACACCGTCACGGGGGGTAAACGCTCACCCTGATCGGGAGATTCCCAGATCGGGCACCAGTTTCCGTGAAGACATCCGAATAATTGTTCGGGAAAAAGATGCCCGATCCTGCGGATCGGGCTAAGTGAGGAAACATTCTCGGAGGAAACAATGAGAATGATTCACATATATACCTGACGGATCTGGCTGTCAACCTTCCAGATCCTGAACCCGAACAATTGTTCGTAATACGCCCAGCTGTCAGGATCTGACAGCTGCGAATCCAGCTGTTAAAAAAAAATAAAAAAAAACTTGCACATTACTTGAAAATAGGAAATAATTACCTATATATATATTATACATAATAAACACGGAGGTAATACAATGTATGTAAAAGCAATTAATCGTAAGCATAGAAACGCAATCAGCAAATTCAAAAACAGAATTGCGTTAGATATGTTAGCTAAAACTGACTACAACAAATTAAAGAAAGTGAGGAATAAACTAAATGAAACAAAAAACTAAACTATACTTTGCTTATGGGTCAAATCTTAATTTGACCCAAATGGCACAAAGATGTCCAAATGCTAGACAGTTAGGTGCACAGTATATTCCTAATTGGAGATTGGTATTCAGAGGTGTGGCAGACATTGAGCCGACAAGAAGTAACAACGTAATGCTACCTATTGGTGTTTGGGAGATTACTGAAGAGTGTGAGAGTAGCTTAGACATCTATGAAGGCTTTCCACATCTGTACAGAAAGATCAACATTAATGGTATGATGACGTACACTATGAATCAGAAAGATGTATCTGTTCCTAGCACACATTACTTCAATAGCATCTTGGATGGGTACAAAGACTTTGGTCTTAAAACGAATCATCTGTATGAGGCTTTGGGTTGGTCGCATTACAAGTCAACGCAGTTTGACGCACCGATTAGAAAGCTTAAACCAATCGAGATTCTTCGTCATCGGGCAAAGATTTGATCGGGAAATAAGTTGATCGGGAAAAATCCTTGTCAGGATTTTCCCTTGAGGGGTGGCTTCGCCACCCCTTTTTTTTTATATATATAAAAAAAAATTTAAAAAATTTTTAAATTTTTTAAAACACGAACAATTGTTCGTGAAAATTGCCGTCCGCAGGACGGCAATTTTTTTTAAAAAACTTTAAAAAAAATTGGCTGTATGCCTTGAATATAGACAATTATTACCTATATAATATATATAACATTTTAAACAACAAACACGAAAGCGAGGCAAAAATGTTTACAAGAAATTCTAGTCCTATAATAGGAATTGAAATTGAAACCACACTTAGAAATTGCAACGATGAAAGTACTGGTATACGCAAGATCAAAGACGCTCTTGAAAATTGGGATATCAATACATCAATAGATTGGTGCACAGTAAAACGTGATGATACGTCCAGTGCTGAAACAGTATTTGAAGTAATACTTCCACCAATGGCATATGAATATGAGAACATGATGGATACCTGTAATTTAATGCATTACTTGCAAACAATTCAAAGTGCTCTTGAAAGTATTGACGCAAGAATTACAGTAAAATGTGGTGGTCACGTTCATTTTGGTATGGAATGGCTAGACACTACAAAACAGAGTGTTAATGATTTTAATCAAATGCAGATTAATGCAGTACGTGTTGGAAATCGTTTTTACTCTGATAACAAAACAGATGTTATGCCATTTCAATTAGCTAAAGCAGTTGGTTATCGTTATGGTTTAAATCAGCAAATCTTTAACAAGATTTTACCAAATAGCAGAACCAATAACACTTATTGCAGACCAATAGATAATAAAGTTAATTCAAGTGAATGGAACCACGCAAGCACACTTGAACAATTAAACAGGGTCATTGGTGGCAAGTTCAATGCAGTTAATTATCAGAACTCTTGGAATGGTAAAAAGACAATTGAATTCAGACAGAACTCTGGATCAATTGAAGCAGTAAAGATTTTAAATTGGGTCAAACTAATTACTAATCTTTACAGAACTACAGACAAAGAGTTCTTACAATATCAAAATGATCTTACAGAGAATACAACACCAGACCAACCGTATAGAATTGGTACAAGACTTGCAGAAATTTGGAGTTTATGCAGATCAGAGGATGGGGCAACAGTTCAAGATTTGATGTTGGCAACAGGTACAACAAGATCAAATATTGCGGGACGTATTTCAGAAATGAGATCAAGATTTGGAGACGGTGCAATTGTCACAAGTACACAACAAGCTAATGGCAGATCCTATGGTTCTGGTGATGAGTTCGCAAGTTATAAGATCTTAAAGACTTTCAGAACTGGTTCAAATACTGTTGCTATAATACCTGACAATAGAGCAGGCAACCCGTCTATATGGAATGGTATTGACGATGATTTATACGATTACTTTCAC